TGGAAAGCAAGCGCATTTTCTGTATTGGTAATAGAAGTATCCAATGGTAACATCTGGAAGTTCTTCATTGCCACATAGGCTTTAGCTAAGTTGTTCTTTCCCCAGTCTTCTCCTAGTGAATGTCTAGGTAAAGCATTCTGGTCAAGTAAGATCACGGTACCTAATTCATCTACTAGGATATCTGCAATCTGATTATTTACAATGTTATATCCAATTTGGAACGGCTTCATCAAATCTACTAGTGATGTAGATCTTGTATTACGGTCTGAGAATACAGAACCTTCTACAGGAAGTTTACATCCATAGAGAGTATCGTCACCTTTAAATTGGAATTTAATAGGTCCGATATGGTTTTGGTTAATACCTAAGTAAATAGGATTAATACCGCCAGGATTATTAGTTCCCCAATAAGTAGGGTGATTAGGTCCTATTTTAACTCCTCCCCATACTTCGTTAATCCAGATCCATTCTATATGTTCTCCGAATAAGAGATTGTCCTTTGTTTTATTTTTAAATAGATCTGTATTATAAAGAGGTTTATCTGTTATTACATAGTTTTCATCTACTATGTCGGAAACAGTGCTACCCATATCATCTATCTTAGTAAGATGACCTACTTTACGTTGAGACTTCCAGTAAACTGTAGTAACACGTAGTAAGTTAGTCATACCCATATCATACCAGTCTTCACTATCTGAAAGAATCCAGTTAACGATATCTCCTCCACGTAGAGTATTATCCCACATAGATGTATACTGACGATAACCTAAAGACGGCATATTAGTATTCCAGTCATGAGACTTAGTACCATCATAGTAGCTACCGTCATTCTGATAACCTTGAATAGGATAACCCGCAGAACGTACAGGATAAATTTGCTCTAGGGTATTCATCTGATCCTCAGTCATTAACCATCCATAACGGTCTATAACATCGGCTACAGTCATCATATCGTATTTACCTACCCACTGACCTTGAGATATATAACGAGCATCTGGAGACTTATGGTAGAAAGTAAGTACAGGATTCCATAGCTCTACATCATAATCGTCCTCAAGCATACGAAAATGCCAGAACTCTCTATCCGTAATAAGCATATCCCTAAAACCTCTCTCCTCTAGCTCATCCATTTTAAATCTTTCTACATCTACTTCATGCTGATGTGCAGCCCATTGTTCTACTAAAGACTTATAAGACTTTGTAAAGAAGTCTTGGATTTGTGGTAAAGATTTAACATTTTCAGGGGAAAGCATCTGCTGATACTCTTCGGATTGTGTATCTACGCCATCTTCAGCAAGTTTCATCATTAACTGTTGCTCGGCCATATATGTTAGAGACTCTTCTATCTGACCGCGTTTCAGCTCCATCATTTCATTATAAGATGTCTCATCCACGGACTTATAGGTAACTGATGAGTTACGCTTAGCAAATTCTGCTACAAGAGTATTAATTACATTAGGGATAATAGGATAGAACTTTAGCTCTAGTGCCGCAGTATCTTCCTTAGTTAATGTTTCAATAAGATCTGCGTATTCATTATCTTCTTCAATAATGTAGTCACCTTTATCTATAATACCTTTTGCAAGCTTATAGTTTTTCATAAGTCTACGAGCATTACGGCGTACATGCTGTAAACCTTTCCATTCTAACCAGTCTAGGTTCCAGGCTGTCCAGTCATTATCTTTTTCTTTTCTAGGAATAAACTGAATAGGCTGATTAAGAGTACCCATCTTGTTGTACTCTACCTTGGCTCCAGCCTTGACCTGCATCGCATTATATATCTGCATAGCTTATTGTAAGTTTTTAAAAGGATTTCTTGGTGGTTTTAATCCACCAAATTTACTACCCCCACCGCCAATGTGACGAAAAGGGCTCATATTTAATTTACTGAATTTATTAGAGTTATCCAAGTTTTTTGCTGCTCCAGTCTCCTCATAGCGTTTTTTATAACCCCTATTTGCTTGTTGGACTTTAGCAAATGCTACTAAAGCTGCAAATGCCACAAGCCTATCGACGTTAACTCCGTCTCTATATGCCATCATTTCTTTCATCAGCATTATATCGGGAATACGTTCAATACCATATACATTTTTAATAACCTTCCCATCTGATGTTACCTCTTGATCAAGTTCTTCTTTGATAAATTCTAGAGCATAACTTATCATATGACTTTTAAATAAAGTACCTGTGTTACGCCAGCCGTACTCCTGAAATACATTAGCATTAGCTCCTATATCTTTTAAGAAAAGAATTTGCTGTCTAGGAACTAAATACTTTTGCTTCTTTCTATTAATCATATGGGTAATAAACTGCGGAATATTATTTTCCACAATAGTCCAGGCGTTATACCATTCTATAATTAACTCTAATCTTTCGTGAGTTTTATTAATATCATCGAAACGACCGCACCAAGCTGCTACAATTTTATCAGGTTCTATAAATGTCTGAACACCATCTACATCTTTTTTAGTAATTTCAATTGCTGTTTTATAGATATAAATAGAACATAGAGATTCTGATGTTGTAGTTTTACCTTCGCCAACGGGGTCAATACTAGCATAATAAGTTCCAAATTCTGGAGATTGAACCGGTCTTTCCCATACTACTAAACAGCCAGTCTTATCTTCTGTATCTTTAGTAATAGGAAATTCTCTAATCGGATACTTATTAGTCTGAGTCACAGCAGGTTGACCTTTCTCGTCTCTGTATATTTCTAAATGTTCCTCAGCATATTGTCTATCCTCGATTCGTCGCATTTGGGCATTTATTAAATGACTAGGGAATACTGATACAGTTCTAAAGTCAAACGCCTCTTTAATATTTCTAGGATGCTGAGATATACGTAACTGATATTCTTGTGGATCTAATTCTTTTTTCCAGATGGCAAATTGCTCGTCTAATGCTGCTAAAGCTTCTTCTACTTTAGAGTTACCATATTCATCTATGTACGGTGGCATAGACCATTGCTCAGGAATAAATAATCCTGTGGTACCTGTTACACCTGTCTCGTCTATTAGATTAGATACTACACCGTAGATATCATTAGCATCTGGCCTAGTAATCATCTTCTTAAGTGGTTCACACTGAGACAAGTCCCCCACTGATCCTGCAGCAATAAACATCCCCGTAGTCATAAACCCTGACTTCATTGCAGGACGGATATATTCAAAGGTTGTATCCATCTTAGGAGCAATACCGGCTTCCTCGTGGAAGAAGTACTTACATGGTCCCCCTACCCCATTAGTAGGATCTTTCTCAAAGGACATCCCTTGCATTACTCCTTTAAGTCCTATTTCAGACTTACGTTTAGTTAACGGTTCTACAGTTTCAATCTTCTGCTGCCACATCATAACCTTATTAGGGTTCATAGGACGATACCATGCAGTATGTCTATTTAAGAATGCCTCGTATTCATTTAAGAATTTCCAGGTACCTTTCTCATTTATATAGTCTTTAAGACTAGCTCCCATTTTAAGAGTAATCCCTTCTTCAAACCATATCTGGTTAATTAGTTTACCAGCATGAAAGTAACTAGATGCAATCTGACGTTTCTTTAATATTGCAACGTGTTTAAAGTTTAATTCAGCAAGGCATTCATATAAAGCCATGTGATACTGGGCATCTCTGACATCAGCAAATCCAAACTTCTGTGTTTCTTTATTGAAGATAGGTAAGAAGTTTAACCACATATAATAGTCACGTGGTATATACCATGTATTACCGTTGTTTTTATATATAGCGCCTACCCGGCACTTATTCTTTTGGTCATTCCAGTAAATAATAAAGTCTTTGGTTCCCTGAGGAGCTTTACAATAAAAACCTATATCGTTAAATATTCTAGCCTGCTCGTTAAATTTTAGACTTGATTCATCAAACTGATATTGACCAGGTTCTTTAAAAATACTAAATACAAAATCCTTAAACTCGTCACGAGTAGAAAAGGTAGTAGTAGACCACTCCCCGTTTTCCCATGTAGGTATTTCTATATTAGTACTCATTAAGAAGTTTTAATATTTCACTAAGTGCCTCATGGCGATGATTATCATAAAGAACTACTTTATTAACCCATTGCGATTTTTCTAACTTAGGTACCTCATGTATAGCAGATTCATTCTTAAACTTTAAATCTATTTGGTGAGGATCACCTGTAAAGATCATAATAGAATCTTTACCTAAACGCCCTACGCACATCTGGAGCTGAGCCTTAGTAAGATTCTGAAATTCATCTACTATGCATATACAGTTGTCAAAAGTTCTACCTCTAAAGTGTGTAAGAGATACAAGCTCTATAGCTTCCTGTTCCTCAAGCTTATTTAAGATATCCGGTTTATCATAAACCTTTCTCATATTAGACTTAATAGGTACAAGCCAAGGCTCCATCTTTTCTTTCTCAGAACCTGGTAAAAAACCATTGTCTTCAGTAGATATAGTAGGTCTTGTTATAACAATCTTGTTTACTCTTCTCTTAAAGTACATATCAAGAGCTACCTGTACAGCAAGTAAAGTTTTACCAGAACCAGCATTACCTAATAAGAAGTTATAAGGAGCATTGAGAATTAACTCTTTTGCTTTCTTTTGCTCTTCAGATAAGGTAATAGAAAACTTAATGTCTCCTTTTGGAGCAGTCTTCTCAACGTTTTGCTTTGCCATTTTCTATAAGTTTTATTAGTGAGTCAATGTCTTTAGCCTTACTAGGTAAAGAATAACTGTTCATAAAGGTACTTAAATTATTTCTAGGTATAGCCATCCATTCTTCTGTTTCACAAGAATAGTAGATAAAAAAGTCTGATAAGTTACATTTGGTCATATGCAAGCCCGGCTCCTCCTCTAGCCCTACCTTGTTGTTCTTCTTGAAGATCTTTATACGCGCCTTTGTAAGCTTCTCTAATTTGCTGGAATTTTGCTGCTGTATTAGTAAGCGCTGTGATATTACCGTCTCTCCCATCTGTTATACTTGTTGTAGCCATATAGTTTGCTAATCTATCGAGCATTTGCTTAATACCATTGTACGCCCTCATGGTCGGGGTTTCATATAATTTTCTACAGAGATCTAATGCGCCTGGGATACCATCATCCTCAGGACTAAACTCTGCACTTATTTCTGCTAATATAATCTCTTCTTTGTCATCTTCTGCAAGATTAAAGAAAGGATTTATATCTGGGCTTGGGCAAGTCATGTAAAATAAATACAGGTATATTTTTAGGTAATCTTCTGGATAATCATCCATTATCTTCTTAAGTGTAGTAATAGTATAACAGTGTTCTGTTGGAATCACTACACCATCCTGTATATCAAATAGTTTAATTATCATTTTTCTCTATGTTATAATAATAACTATCTGTATCTTCTGCAATCCATCTATTTGAGACAGCTTCTACAGATAGTAGTTCAGTATCTACTTTTATATCTTTTAGGGCAATTGGAAATTCTTTAGTTATCCAATTCATGTCTTTCCAAAATATTCTATTATTAGGTTGACACATTAAATATCCATCATCGGCCATAAGTATGTGACCGCATTTATAGTCTGAAGGTTCTTCCGAATATGGGTTATTGTACCAGTCTACTGTAAACATATAAGTAGCCCAAACAAAACTTTTATCTTTAAGGATAACCTGACATCTTTTTTCTCGAAGATATTCAAAACAGTTAATGGTTACATTCTCAGAAAAACAATCCCATAACTGCTTCATATGAAAATCTATATCATTTATGGGCTCCTTAATATATATTTCCGATATAGGTACTCGTGATCTTAGCATACCATAGTCGGTCATCACATGAAATGTAAGTACTTTACCAGAAATAGATTGTATACCAAAAGCATATGCGTTATGATACTTATCTGCATCTTCAGCATTTTTAGTAAAGTGCGATGCTTTTACTAGACATTTAAAGGTATCTATACTACTATTAAGCATCATTTAAGTTTTTTAAATAATTAATAATGTTTATAACCTCAGTTTTTAGATATGGTACTTCATACTTTACTATGTCATCTACCACAGGTTCCCCGGAAGCATCGTATAATACAACGCGGTTATCATAAGCGTCTTTACCAGCTTCTTTAAAGATAATATGTTCGATAATCATTTTTCCTGGTTTAAGTCTAGGGTTATGCTTAAGGATCATATACATATAAAAACTTAACTGGAGAGCATAATGGTTAAGGTTACAATCGTCCAGATTAGTAACTGGATCAAGCATTTTATCAGTAATTCCTTCCCAGTTAGTATAACCTGAGGTTTTAATTTCTTTATTTGTTTTATAGTCATAAATGTTTACTATACCATTTACTACTTCTACTCTATCTGCTTGACCACATAATCCTACACTCTTAAGATACATCATATGTTCTGGATATATCCCATCTTTTAATTTTTGATCCGGCGCTTTTTTAATTCCATCAGACTCTATAGGTTTAAAGATAGGTATAACAAAACCATCCTGCTCTATGTTTTCACAAGACGTATAGGCTAATTCTCTTTGCGAATGATACCATGTACCTAGATTAACTGCTTTCTGCGACTCGTTCTTCCAAGCCTCTTTGACATCCTCGACGGTCATTCCGTACCACTTACTCTTTTTATTTTTTACTGACTTAGCAGCAATAACATCTGCATCAAATGGTTTTTTGAACTTAGATATAACTCCTGTTACGCTTACCCATGTGATATTCTCATTAGGGTCTATACTCGTATAGCTATGCGTATCTGCTTTAAATAGTATCGACATAGTTCTCTAATTTAGAATTTAAATCGTCTTCGTCTTCCTCTGTCATTACGGCAAACCATCTTCCGCGTGGACATTCTGAAGACATACTATGTGTCTTATAAGCTAAGGAGCAGCCGCAATCTCCACAACAAGGTTGAGTACCCGGTACTTCGCATTTAGATCCTTTAATATCTATAAGCGGACAGGATTCACAAATCTCCATACGCCAAGTAGCTATACGCTGTATTTTCTTTCGGGTAAAGTAGTAATTAAATATCCCTTCTAGGATTAACCACTTATCCCTCCAGATCT